TTCAACCATCGTTTTTGGGTCGCGATAGATCTCCGCACCGGTCTCGGAGAGCCTCTGCAGACCCCATAGCCGTGCAATCTGTCGCATTGCAGCAACGGCAAGGTGTGTTTTGCCTACGCCAGGAGCCCCAAGCAGTGCAAATCCACGATCTTTCGGGTTCTGCAGGGCTGCCCACTCAGTTGCGACCTCATATGCCTTCGCCGTTTTGTCAGTTACGGAAAAATTGTCAAACGAGTGCGGCAAATACCTCTCTGGTACGCCAGATTTGGTCAGAATTCCGCTTTCGTACATCGCAGTATCAGGATTCAACGTATTCATCTCTGCTAAACCCCCTTTCTTTCGGCTCAGAACCGCCGAAACTCTTTCTTTTCTTCTCTGCAACCTGCCGCAGATACGAAACTGGGTCACCCTTTGGCTCACTGATCGCCACAAAGCACACCGCGGTCATCATTGCCTTGGCTCCACCTGGATAATTCTTATAAATCGTTGCCAGATGTGCCCTTTGTGCCTTTGTAAGCGGCTCCCCAATTATGGCGGACATAAAATCGCCCATGCGACCCTGCGGGTTCTTCTGAACGATCCACTCGTGCCACTCTGGTAGCGTCTTCCCCGCTACTCCTTGACTGATCGGCTCTCCCGAAGTCCTGGAACCAGTGTCTTGAGCACTTTTCGCTCTGGAAGCATTTGCGGATGACTCTCCCATTCGTTGCAGATCCTCCTATACTCGCATGTAGCGTGCGCAAATGCCGTTGGGTTAGGGTAAACACCCTTTTCCTGAGCATCAAGGAACGCTCTCACCGAGATATACAACTTGTCTATCTCGTCCTGCCCTCGGTGCGTCACTCGACGATCAACAACCGGAGCTTTTGCATGTTTGCTAATAATATTGAACGTGATCTCTGGATTATGACCGAAGTTATCCATTACCGCAAGCGCATAAGCCGTGGCTTGAATATCGCCATGCTCGCGACCCTCTTCCCACCTTCGTGATGCGGTTTTATGCTCAACAACGTCCTTTCCCTCAGTAATCATGTCAACCTGCGCCTTAAGTTTGATCGGAAGTTTGCCAAGTCGGCTGTGTTTGATGTCGGCAAACATCGTTCGCTCAACAGCATGCGCCTTCCAGTCGTCGCCCTCGGTTAGCGCGGCGCGCAACATCTCTTGGCCCATCGCCTGCTGCCCAATAGGGTCTGCGTCCTTCTCCGACATCCAGTCAACCTTCGCAGATTCAATGGCATAGGTTGTTCGGTATGCCTCATACGCCTTGCCAAGATCGCCTTCCTTCTTCGCCCCAGCAACAGGCTCGTACCAATGCTGCAGACCAGAGTGGACGGCAGTGCCGAGGGCAAAGAACGGCGTTGTCTTATCAGTCCAGAGGCTTAGTCGGTACTTGTACCACCATCGCAGCGGACATGCGAGAAACTCTCGCAGTTCACTTACGCTAACGTGCTCTGGATGACGCTCTTCGTAGCGAATCAACTCCATCAGGCAAACTTCGTGCGCTTGTTCTTCCAAGCGCTCTGAAGCAGCCCGCGCTCATTGTCGGTCAAATCAAGACCAGCGATATCCTGCCCAACCCTCTGTAGCTCGGCGGCATCGTTCGCAACATCAATCGCATCAAGCCAGTTGGTGACAATCGGGCTTTCCTTGATTTCAACGTCGCCAAAGATGTCCTTAGCCGCAGCAACGATTGGATCTGCCTTTGGTGCAGTTCCAGCCTTGGCGCGAATCTCGTCACCAGACGCAACCTTCTTGGAGGGAAGACCGGCCATCACAAGTGCTCGACCAGCGGCGCTCGTCTCGGTGTTCTCCAACTCCGAACCACGCGTGTATGGCGTGCTGCCTGGGATATTCATTGACGAGTGACCAACCCCTGCCGGCTTCTCGTCTGGGGTCTCACCGCGGAATGCCTGTGCCTTAACAACAACAAGCTTGTCGCTGATGGAGATAATCTCGGTCTCAATCCGGGCGTTCGGATACGCTTCGTACCACGCCCTGATTCGGTCTGCTACCTCTACGTAGTCTGCCGCGAATGCCTTGCGCTTCTCTGGCGCTGGGCTATTTCCGTAAGCCATCTCTAACTCCTTCCCTTCTTTAACACTGCGCTTTCGCGCAGATAATCCTTAAACAGTTCTTCCTCAGCAATCCCGAGAAAGTCACTGATCTTAGCCCTCATAGGCCTACTCATTTTAACGTGTCCGAATCGCAAGTCCGTTAGGTACTGCGGATGACACTTAAGATATTGTGCCACGACATCGTGCGGAATGCAAGAGTCATCTATGATTTGCCAGATCCTAGAGCAAGTGACGCGTTGCATCTTGCGCCACTGCTTACCCTTTTCGCCGCTTAGCTTAGACACCTACTGTGTTAATGTCGTCTGGGTGACGAACCCACTCTTCGCAGGCGAGGCTGATGCCCCGGTCCACCCAGAGCCGTTCCTCAGAGCCAAGATGCTCGCCAGACTCAATGAGGCTCCCCTCAAGGAGATCGTGAGCATCTGCTACTACTGAAAGAATTACCTTCTCCTTTTCAATAGTGCTTGCTTCGCCCATCTCTGAGGCAATACTATGAACCTCCAGCGCCGCCATGAAGCAACCTCGGCCACGAAGTTCCAATTCAATTTCGCGCGATTCAGTCATTTCTTTACCCTTCCAAGAATCTGGTATACCCGCTGCCTGCTAATCCCAAGTTTCCTTGAGATATCAACCACGGTCATCCCAGAGCTTTTCAGCGACTCAATTTCCTTTGCGCGAGCCTCAAGTGAAGCAAGCGCAGAACTAGATCGGTGTTTGTGGTTGCACCACCAGCACCTAGACGCGTCGGGCGTGACCACCTGCTTACCGCAAAGTACGCAATTAGCCATTGAGCCCTCCGTCATAGTTCATCGGATGATTATGCACCCCTCCCATTGACATGTCAATAGCAGGCATGTTCTATGCTTAACTATAGTGCTTTTTAAGGTATTCGTTGAGCGCTGGGCGCCAAATCCGTGCTTGCTCGGTCTTCATCCTGTGGTGAAGCCCGCAGAGAAGGACTAGGTTCTCTGGGATTGATGGACCGCGCTTCCCCAGCCCCGAGCCGTTGACGTGGTCAAGTTCCATCGTCGGGTGGGTTTGAGGCCCAAACTGGCTGCCGCAGAGACCGGGCATCCCGACCACTGGACCAACGCACCTGACATCCCTGACGTAAACAGCCATGTGGACATCTCTGCTTACAGGGTCCTTATGGCGAATAGATCGCTTCATCATAGAGCGCTTCATATGATTTCCTCCGTCCTGCCCTGCTCCAGCAGGTCCTCCGCCATCAGCACGTCTAGCGAAAGGCGGTCAACTTTTCTAGAGATTGATCTTATCGCTTTTTGCTCGCCAGCGGTGATGTTGGGCTGACGGGAAACGAACTCAAGAGCCCTTGCGACGCTTTTTAGATCCTTTTGCAGAGAGCGCAGGAGTTTCGGCACTATCCTCTGATCCAACATCTTCGCCCCTCCGCTTAGGCTGAGTTTTCATTACCCTGCATGGCATGCAGAAGCATGGCTGCGTATGATAGAGCTTCTCAGCCACCCTTGCGCTCTCTGGCTTCCACTTGGCGCATTACTCGACCAGACCAAGATTGCCCTGGGTCTCCGCCCCACAGAGCCCAAGCGATGCGACCAGCAGATGGGTATCCTGGTTCACCGGGCTTAAAACCCTCACCCTGCTTGTCCACTTCGTGTCGCGCAAGGAATGCTCGCATCTTGCGAACTCTTGCGATGGTCATTTTGTTTCCGATTAGCATGTTGGCCGTGGTTTGACCGGGTCCAATTCCACCGCGACCAAACTGCTTCCTCCACTCAAGTCCCCTTCTGGCCTCTGTCCTGACAGAGGCTGGGACATTCAAGCTGATACCAGAGTAATCAACCGCCTTGTGGAAAGAAGCAACGTCAGACGTGCCGGCAACCTGCTGAACACCGAGGGCGCGGTAGGCATCTCGGGTTTCCGCATCGTTTTCAATAGCCTGAATGATGCTTGTGCCTTCCTTAATTATTTTTGAAACTTTGTACTTCTTGAACTGAAGTCCAGCCCCGGCGGGGAAGTCGCTCAGGTGCACCGAGTCGTTGGGGATGTCGTTTTCTTCAAGCCAGTTTATCGTCTCATCAAGCCTCTTAATGGACCTTGCGCTAACAATAATAATGGCGTGGTCCTCAGACTTCTGGCGAAGGTAGTCTGCTACAACCTCGTTGACCTCTTCGCCTCCATCGCTAGCCGTCAGAGTTTCATCAATATCACAAATGATCGCTGGATTACCAACCGACTTGCTGGCGTCCGATGGGATCTGTGATGGATTAGTCGTCGCCGATGGTTCTGGCTCCATATCTCCGCCGTCGGGAATTGTCGGCTCTTCCGGACCGCTATTTGGCGGGGGCTCGGGGGAGTCATCAACCCGACCAAAGATCACGTTCTCAAGGTACTCCTCGTACCTGTCAGAAGGAACGTACCCTTTTGGCGTCTGGAAAAGGATTTGATCGCCAAGCGGGCCAATGCCATCCTGACCGCGCTCGCGCAGGGCGTCATTGATACGAAGCCACGGAAGGCCGCCAAGAGCCATCTTGTTGTATTCGGCTATTGCCTGCTGGGCTGTCCTTCCGACTTCCGTAAATACGAATCGGAGATCCTTATCGTATCTGGCAACAACCTCGCGAGTGATGTACTCAGCAATGAGGTCGGCAAGTGGGACAATCCCGTTGTCATACGTGAACGCTGCACCAGTTTCGGCAGTGCTCTTGTTGATATCAAACGAAATGCCGATGTCTTGAGGCTGTACTGCGAAGACTGCGCAGATCTTTCGGGCAAGATAGACCTGCCACTCCATGAACTGCATGTCTCGGTTAGAGGATGCTAGCGGCATCCACTGCATGCCTTTTCCGCCCCCGGTTATTGCAATCTGGCTCTTGCCGGCGACTTCGCCCTCCCAATATGCCTTGAATGCATCAACCTGGTCTGGGCGGACGCCCTCACCAAGGTGCAGAACGCCAGGAGGGGCTGCCTGCGATACCGCCTTAGCGTTGTAGGAAGCAGCATTAAGGTCCGACTCAATGGTCTCTGCAAGCACCTCAAGCGGGGATAGTCCAATCGGGCTATATGTCACTGCGTTGGCAATGACTACGATCAATTCGTCGTTCTTGTATGCCGCAATCTGACGACCAGTGTTGTCAAGTTCGTAGTATCGAGGCTTGCTCTCGTCGCGACCGTCCCACGTTGTGTCAAATGCGATCCTTGCTGCATCCTTATTCCACAGGTAGGCAATCGGATTAACTGAGCTTACTCGCGAGCCAGCAGTCTTCTCAATTTCAATTGCCCCTTGGTCAAGAACAAGGATGTCTTCAACTACAGGCTCAATAAATGATCGCCACGACTCGCCTTTTGGATTGGGGCGGCGAAGAAGCTGCTTGACCTTGGCTACTGTTCGTGGGTTTGGATCAATGCCGGGCTCAACGGCAACAATGTCCCACTTGGATCGGCTGATCTGGGTTCTTCGCAGGTTGACTGCGGCGCGAATCCACGGGTTTACGCGCGACCACCTGCGAAGTTGCTCGGTGCTCATCTTCGTAATGCTCTGGAGACCCATGGCGCCCCTAGCGTAAGGCCCCACATCAGGGACAGTTGCTGGCAGTGCCTTTTCCGTTCCAATAGTAGGACCGGCTCCGCCGAATAGGCGCTGGATCAGTGAACGCTGCTCAGCCATTTATCGGTTTACCCCACTTCTCTGCCTTCTGATCGCATCGGACCACATTCCGTCTACTGCGTCAGTATTTACAAAATTCTTCATCTCGTCAAGCGAGCAGTCCACTACACGGACGCCCTGAATATAGTTTACCGTTCTCTTGTTCAGGGCTTTGCCCCACCAAATTGGCACCACAAACGTCCCGTCTGTGAACTGAACGACAGTTGTTGACTCAACGCTCGGAGTCGTCATCGTCTTCCTGTGGCAATGGGTGTGTCGGGGGCGTCCCCATGAGCTCATTATGGATCGCCCGCATAATGCTGTCAATATCTGTGTCTGCTGTCTCCTCGTCCTCGCCTTTGAGCATCTCATCAACCCGCAACTGGATCTTTCGGCGCTGCGGGACGCTTTGTCTTGACTTGTGCAAATCCTTATAGCACCACTGGCAGACATTGTATCTCTTTTGCCCTCGAGCCCTTGGGATCATTGGCTCTGGGGTAAGCTCGTCCACGAGATGGTCTGTTCCAGCAAGGATTCCGCAGCATGCGCATCGAGGGTGAGACCGACGACCCTTCTCGTATGACTCAATAACTGGCTGTATCTGTCGTTGGAGTCGGATAAGCGCCCGAGCCAGATCCTTGATCTGATCACCCGAATAGTTTATTTCGTTGCAGAGAGTACATGCGACCATTGCCGCATTATAGCACTTTTAAGCCTCAGTAAAGAAAGAAAGTACTTTTCTTAACCATTGCGGCGAAAATGTAGTATTTAGTGTTGTTTTGTAAACACCAAGACCCCAGTCAAGCTGAAGTTTCTCAACCAGCAGATTGGACATGTCGGCGATCCTTTCATCCCCCTTCTTTGGGCGACCGTTACAACCGCAAAAGTCAACCCCAAGGGCAACAGCGCAGTTGCCAGTTTTCTTATTACAGATGTTGATGACTTTCGGCATCCGCCTCAGGGCACCGATCCTCTGGGCGTATTCCTTGCTTATTGGGGTAAATCTCCAGCCAGGAAGTGCCACATGCGGAACATCCCTCCAGCCGGCTGTGTAGTGGTAATGCGTGGCAATCCCATCTTCAACCTCAACCCCGCCAGATGTAATCAGGGCAATAACTAGCAGAAAATTCATTTTAATCACTACCTTCCTTTTGCGGTGTATACTGCAACTACCCTAGAGGGTATAGGAAACTGTGTCAATACATAGAAAAATCATGTCTTGACGCTTATGGCAATAATAGCAAGTATAGTCTAACAAAGCAATACCTATTGGAGGTCCAGTGGATTTCAAGCTTTACACTAATGCCCTAAAGGCTTATACGGCTGAAAACGGCGACCTGCACGTTAGGGGCACCACCTCGTCAACCATCCGAGACCTGCACGGCGACGAGATGACCCTTGGGGCCCTGAAGTCCATGGAGGAAACGGCAAGGCAGAATATGACTGTCTTCTTGAATCACAACTACAACGTGCCAGACGATCTCTTTGGATCGGTGACCGATGCAAGAATTGTAAAGAGATTTGACAATGAGAGCGGCCAAGAGGTCTACGACCTTGACGTTGATGTCCGCGTCGTCAACGAAGACGAAAACCCACTGGCAATGAAGACATACCGTGCGATTAAGCGCGGGGTTAAGCTCGGCCTATCTATCGGTGCAAAGGTTGATAAGGTCTCAAAGAAGAAGGGCGACGGCGGCGAGGACACCTACGTCATTGAGAGCGTGAAGCTCCTTGAGACTTCCGTTGTCGGCATCCCCGCCAACCAGCGCTCATATCTTCAGAATGCACTCAAGAGCCTTAAGCAGGCAGAGCAGTCTGGCGAGATTCAAATCAGCGAGAAGGCTGGGCCTGAGGACCTCTCTGAAGGAGATTACGTTCGCTGGGATTCTAGCGGCGGATCTGCACAGGGTCGCATTGAGCATGTCATGCGCGAGGGTGTCCTAGGTGTTCCAGATTCAGAATTCAGGATTAACGCAACCCCAGAAGATCCAGCGGCGCTGATTCGCATCTATCGCCCCCAGGGAAATGGCTGGGGCGAGACCGACACGCTTGTCGGCCACAAGTTTTCTACGCTCCGCAAGATTGATGCCCTCAAGCCTGCGGAAGACGTTGAGAAAGACGCAAACAAGGCTGCCCCAGACGGACTTCAGGTTGGCGATTACGTCAACTGGCCTGTTGGGGGGCAACTTGGCTACGGTGAGATTGATGAAATCATCACTCGTGGCGCTGTCGCCTTGCCTGGCTCGGAAGAGTCCGTTGAGGCATCACCGGAGAACCCGGTGGCAATTATCTGTGTCTACGCCCCTCATGGCGAAGACTGGGAAGAAACTGGTGTGTATGTTGCTGTAAAATTCAGCGCGCTCACCCGAAGCAATCCGCCAGTTGAGGCGGAGGAAGACGAGGAGACAGAAATGTCCGAGACCGAACAGGATCTCGTCGCCGGGGGGGTCGTTGAGACCGCCACTGCGGACGAGGTGATTGACGCCGAGAAGAAGACTCGCGTCACGCTTACGATTACGACTGAGGGCGACGCAGTTGCTCCAGCGGCAGTCGCAGAAGAGTCGTCCAGCAAGGACGAGGACGCTGTAGTTGCGCCAGAGTCTGACCTGTCTGTTGAGAAGGCTGCCGATATTCAGGCCCCTTCCCAGCCAGCACCATCGCCAGCCCCAGCACCCGCTCCTGCGCCGGCTCCAGAGCCAGCCAAGGAAGAGGCGCCAAAGTCTGCCGAAGAGAATGCAAATGTCAGCCCGCGCCACAAGGGTCTGAGCGATCAGGTTCTTGACGGCATTAACGGGATTCTTTCAGACCTCAGCGAAGATGACCGCACTGCGGTTCTTGCTGGTCTTGGCGTCCAGAAGGACGGCGAGCCCGAGGCTGAGGCCCCAATTTCTGAATCTGATGCGGTTGTTGAAGTCGCAGAGGATGTTGTCGCCGATGTCGCCGCTGAGGTAGCCGTTGAGGCTCCTGATGCTGCTGCAGTGGCGGAAGCAGCCGAAGATGCCAGCGCCTCTCTGGAGGAGGTATCTGCCATCGCAAAGTCGGCACTCGATGCAGCCATTGCTGCCCAGCAGGAGGTCGCTTCCTTTAGAAAGGAACTGACCGAACTGTCTGAGCACAAGGCCAAGGTCGAGGGAGAACTTGCTAAGGCTCTTGATCTCGTTGGTCGTTTGATCAACGTGCCCATGGGTCGCAAGCAGGCGGTAACTAATACCGAAAAGTCCACGAACGGCGAGAAAGCCCCATGGCTGGACCCGTTCATCGCGCGTCTTCTTGACGCACAGGAGTAAAAAATTATGAGCGACACACTTCGCGAGAAGCTGCAGGACGTTCACAAGGGTCTTGAATCCTTGAACGACACCGCAATTGTCTCCCGCACTGCTGGTGCAGAGGACAATCTCAACGTCGCAGAGGCGTATGCCGTCCAGCGCGAACTTCGCAAGAAGTTCGG